CATATGGTTATTTTTAGCAGGTCGTGGAGCAGGCAAAACAAGAACAGCATCTGAGAACATATGGCGACTTGCTTGGGAACAACCAAAGACAAGATGGTTAGTATCAGCCCCTACATTTGCTGATGTAAAAGATGTATGCTTTATGGGGGAGAGTGGATTGATTAATGTTATGCCACGCTCGATTATTGCCAAGCATAATATTGGGGATAATGAGATAACATTAACTAACGATAGTATTATTAAGGGCATACCTGCATCTGAGCCTGACCGTTTTCGTGGCCCGCAATTTCATGGTGGGTGGTTAGATGAGTTAGCAGCGTGGGATTACCTCGATGAAGCGTGGGATATGATTCAATTTGGTATGCGATTAGGTGAACGACCTATCCTTATCTGTACGACAACACCAAAGCCAAAACCATTGATTATTGACTTAGCAAATAGAGATGGCGAAGATGTGATTGTTACCAAAGCGACAACCTATGATAACTTGGCTAACTTAGCCCCTACGTTTAAGAATCAGATATTGCAGTATGAGGGCACATCAATAGGTCGCCAAGAAATTAATGCTGAGATTATCGACCCTGAAGAGTCAGGAATTATCAAGAGGAATATGTTTAGGTTGTGGGATAACAGTAAGCCTCTTCCTAAGTTTGAGTATATTATCCAATCATATGATGTAGCCACGAGCGATAAGACAGCTAATGACCCAACAGCTTGTACTGTATGGGGTGTATTTAAGCCTACTGACAGACCGATGAGTGTTATGTTGATAGATTGTTGGTCTGAGCATATGCAATACCCTGATTTACGCCCTAGGGTTCTCGATGAGGCTACAAGCATATATGGTGACTCGGATGAATGGTCAAGTGGTAAGAAAGTAGACTTAATACTTGTAGAGGATAAAAGTGCAGGCATTTCTTTAATACAGGATTTACAAAGGGCAGGACTTCATGTAAGGGGATATAACCCTGGTCGTGCTGATAAAACAGCTAGGCTTAATCTAGTAAGCCCTATTATTGCTAAAGGTCTTGTATATCTTCCTGAGAGCGACACGAACAAGAATCAGGTCAAGAGTTGGATAGAACCTTTCTTAAATCAGATATGTGCATTCCCTGAAGTAAGGAATGATGATTATGTTGATTCGTGCGTGGATTCATTGACTCAAGTTAAGATGATGGATGGATACAAATGCATTAAGGACATACAGGTGGGGGATATAGTAAAAACTCCTAATGGGTATAAAAAAGTAACTGCAGTACACGATAATGGTATGAAAGAAGTTTGGAAAGTTGTAATTGGCAACAAAGAATTGTTGGCGACTGCAGAGCATCAAATTATGACTAATCAAGGGTGGGTAAGGGTTGATAACTTGAGTCAAAGTATCTATAATGGATACTTACTTAAGGAGAAATCATGGGGTTTAAGAAAACAGATGTGGTTAGTGAAACCGTTAGAAAAAGCATTAAAAAATTATTTTGCACAACCACTTGTCAAAATGCCGAGTCACGACTCAGAAGAGGTCGTAGCAGTTATAAACACCCACACTATGCGTCATGTTTATGACTTAACCGTAGAGGATGAGCATTGTTATTATGCTAATGATATATTAGTACATAATTGCACCCAAGCCCTAAGAATTCTGAGAGATATGGGATTCTTAACTGTAGATTATATTCCTGATGATAGCGACTTATATGTTGATGAAACTAAACCTAAGAGGGTAAACCCCTATGCAATTTAATAAATCTATACTATAATCGAAGAAAACATCTTTAGGGTCGATTTATGCCAAATCAGATTACGGTTGAAAGTGGGCAACTAACTCCTACACAACAATATGAAAAGCTGATAGGCATGGGCATGAGTCCAAGCGATGCAAGTCAATATGCAGGTTTTACACCGTTTCAAACAGACACGCCAAGCAAAGATGAAATTAGATTAGCCTTAGCGAGGAAAAGATAATGCCCGAATACCCAATACCACAGGATTACAATCCTAATGACGAGCCAATGCAAGAAGATGCATCTATCTTTGAATTTGAAGACGAATTAACAGAAGACGCAGTAGAAGAACAAGAAGATGGTTCAGCAATTGTGCACTTAGATAAGTTAAAGACTCCTGAAGAGAGTCCTGACTTTTATGAAAACTTAGCCGAGTCTATTGATGATTACGATTTAGACATGGTTGCAATGAAGTATGTAGATTTAATTGATAAGGATAAAGAAGCCCGTGAGGACAGAGACAAGAAATATGAAGAAGGAATCAGAAGGACAGGTCTTGGAGATGACGCTCCAGGAGGAGCTCAGTTCATGGGAGCTTCAAAGGTTGTTCACCCTGTCATGGCAGAGTCTTGCGTCGACTTCGCTGCAAGAGCAATCAAAGAATTATTTCCACCTGATGGACCTGTTAGAAGCAAGATTATCGGAGAAGTAACCGAAGAGAAAACAGCCAAAGCTGACCGTAAACGTGATTACATGAATTGGCAACTTACGGAACAGATTGAAGAGTATAGAGATGAGCAAGAGCAAATGCTCACTCAGTTACCTTTAGGTGGCTCTCAGTATTTAAAGATGTGGTATGAAGATTACAAGCGTCGCCCATGTACTGAGTTTGTGCCAATTGATAATATCTATTTACCGTTTTCAGCCGTTAACTTTTATACGGCAATGCGAGTTACAGAAGTACAAGACATAACACAAGAAGAATATGATTTAAGAGTATCGCAAGGTTTATATAAAGACATCAATACTTATCGTNTATCGGCTGAACCTGATGAGTCTAAGTCAGAAAAAGCAAGCAATAAAATTGAAGGTAAGCGTAATGAATCTAAAAACATTGATGGAATTAGGCGTGTATATCATGTGTATACATGGTTAGAGTTAGAAGAAGATAAGTTTAGTAAGGGTGAANGNGCTCCTTACATACTCATGATTGATGAAAGTGAAAAGGCTGTTATTGGACTTTATCGCAATTGGGAAGATGGCGATGAGACGATGACTAAATTGGATTGGATTATTGAATTTAAGTTTATTCCTTGGAGGGGTGCTTATGCTATCGGTTTGCCTCATCTTATTGGGGGTCTTAGTGCTGCCCTTACTGGTGCTCTCCGTGCTTTATTGGATTCTGCTCACATCAATAACGCACCGACCATGCTTAAGCTTAAGGGTGGCAAGATTTCAGGGCAATCCCAAAACATCGATGTTACACAAGTTACTGAAATCGAAGGAGCACCAGGGGTCGATGACATCAGAAAAATAGCAATGCCTGTGCCATTTAACCCACCAAATCAAGTTTTATTTGCTTTATTAGGGTGGTTAGATAGTGCAGCTAAGGGCGTTGTAACAACGGCTGAAGAAAAGATTGCTGATGTAAACTCTCAAGCCCCTGTTGGCACTACACAAGCGTTAATTGAGCAAGGTGCGGCTGTATTTAGTTCGATTCATGCACGTTTACATGATTCTCAGAAGCGTGTATTAAAGATTTTAGCTCGTTTAAATCGTTGGTATTTAGATGAACAACGCAAGGGTGAGATTGTTGCTGACTTAGAGATACATAGAGACGACTTTAAGACGAATTCTGACGTTATTCCTGTATCTGACCCTCATATTTTTGCTGAATCACAGCGTTATGCACAAATTCAAGCATTAGCCCAACGTGCTCAAGCAAATCCTGACTTATATAACCGTCTAGCAGTAGAAAAAAGGATTATGAAACAGATAAAAATCCCTGATATTAACGAGATTTTGCCTGACCCTCAAGAAATTAAAGAAATGAATTCAGCTTTAGAGAATATGTCTATGACACTAGGAAAGCCTGTAGGAGCGTTTGTTTCTCAGAACCACCTAGCACATATCCTAAACCACATTCAATACGCTCTTGACCCTGTATTTGGCTCTAATCCACTTGTAGCACCGACATTTATACCTGCTTGCTTAGAACATATTAAGCAACACTTAGTCTTATGGTATTTACAACATACTGATACGATTGCTTCTATATCACTTGGAAGACCATTTGAAGCATTTAAGGTTGGTGCAATACCTTATGAGGCTCAACAAATGTTACAAGTAGTGGGTCAGCACGTTAATCAAGATGCACAAAGGGTATTGG